AATAAGATAACCACGAATAATATAAGTAGTATTTGCAGCTAAAGTTATAACATCTTGAGGAACATCAAAAATATTTTGATCGCCAGTGGCACTGTTTAAAGACTTAGTAGTATTCACAGATGATATCTGCATTACAGGAACAACACCTCTGCCCGAAGCAGCGTTACCGTAAATAACTTTACCATCATACTCTAAACAACCTCCAACAGATGTTGAAAGAGTTATGGTTGTTAAAGTAAACTTTGGTGATTGGAACTCTACTAAAGATTCAAGAACACCAGTGCTTAGTGTAGTTCCTGCTGTACCCGTTACAGTTGTTAACCTTGCTCCTGTACCTTTACTAGTCATATCAATAGATAAACCAAAGCTGCTTGCAGATGGGGCTGGGGCAATGTCTACTCTACCATTTGTACTGTTCTGGATTCTTTCATTATTTTGTAATGTAATATTACCACCGGCAAATAAAGTTCCTGTAGTAAGATCTCCTGTTTGCCATTCAAAAAGAGAACCATCAACAGTACCAGAAGCGGCATCAATTATAAAGTCAGTAGCACCGTTACCAATAGTTGTAATTGGTGATGTAATAACAACATCTCCAGTTCCATTACTAATTGTTAATGTCCCAGAACCTGGGCCGTTAATACTACCAGTAACATCTATACCAGAAGTAAAGCTTTGTTTAGCAGTAAATGTTTGTATTTCGTTTAAGAATACTGGAGTATACCAGACTAACTGGGCAACTCTTGGAGATGGAAATGATTGAATCATTAAAGATTCTTTAGCAATACCCATACTAATAGGCCAGATATACTCATGGTTATTAGCTAAAGTTGATGGGCAAGAGTGAGATACACTTACAGAGTTTGTTAGATTATTTAGTTGTAACTTACCTAAGTTCTTTACTATAAGACTATCAGCAGATAGGTTATCAGATACAATAACATTATCCGGTAATCCAACTTGAAATCCATATGGTAGTGCTGGAGTAACTTCTATTTCATTGGTTGTTCCAGTTACAGATACAGTTTCTAAAGCAATTAACCTTGCTTCCCATGAGGATGCATTAGTTGGATCAAATTGTGAATTAACTATATTAGTTACTTTAGTTAACCCAGCACTAAGTGCCGCAATCTGCGTGTTTGTAGTAGATATAAATTGTAGTGTTGTGTTTTCTAGGGCAATTAAATCTGCATTAACTTCTATGATTGCAGCTTTTAACTCCTCATCAACATTAAATGCAAGCCTTCTAGCAACGGCTGATTGTTTTCTTCTTTCTAGATCACTCATTTCTTACACTTCCTACCCTTGGGGCAGGAAGCTTTAGAACCACCAGGCCCAGCCCAAAGGTTTTTACAGGCCCAGTACTTTGCTGATAGTTTATTGTTAGCACTAGCACAGTTGTGTCTAGCCTTAAAGCTTTTACGAGCACCCTCGGAATAATTGTGACCGTAACCTTCAGCACCAAAGTGAATAATCTTTTCTTGCCCACCAGAACAAGCCTTAACCATTCTCTTTTTACCGGGAGATGTTGATGGTCTTGGTTTATTACAAGTCATTGATTTTTTATCTACTTGCTTTGCCATATTAAACTCCTAGGCTTGGGCCTAAAATCTTTAGTGCTTGTTCCGCAAACTGAGGTGGAATATTCTTGCCACCATTCTGCACTAGGTCTTGCTGTGCAGCATTGCCTACGGTATTCAATGCAGACTGTGCATACATCTTCTGCATTTCCATTTGCTGTTGTCTATCAGAAGCAGCCATTGCTTCTTTCTTAAGATCCTCTTCACTCTTGACCCAATTAGATGGATCAAAACCAAGCGAAGTAATCAAAGCTCTAGCATATGATTCCCACTTAAACGAGCTTGCTGCTTGTTCTGGTAGGTTTCTAACCATCTCACCCATTTGCAATAGTTTGGTAAGATCAGATTCTCTTGACAAGGATTGAAGACCAGTTAAGATTTCAATGTTAAGGATACCATCCTTTTCATCAAACTGTTCTTTCATTCCTGGATCAATCTCATTGTTTTGTAACATTAAATAAATTGTACGTTTGACAACCGGAACCATAAAGTCCCTGGCGATTGCGGAGAATGTACCGCCAAGGATTGTTTCTAGTTCATTACCTACAGCACGCACAGCAGTAGCTGTAACTCTATCACCAGTTGGCATAGAAGCTGTTTGTAATAGGAAACCTTGGCCGACTTCTCTACGCATATTCTCTACGGCAGCGTTACCAACCTGTAATTGTGGGTTGATAGTATCGCCCGGAGAAATGGTAAATACATCCGACTTGCGAGCAGGAACCCACTGGCCATTCACAGCAACAGATAGGTCATCAAGCTCTGTAATACCAGCAGGATCTACGCCCATGAAGAAGGTAGACCCAGCACCCATCCCTTGAATCAAAGCCCGTGTATAAGCTTCTAAGGTCTTTATGTCTGAGTATATATCTTCAACATGGGATCTGCCATAGTCTTCTCCTGCAACACTTGACCAACGAAGAATAACATATGGTAGAACATCGTAGTATCCTACATCAATTACTGTTCCGTCTAATTCTTTTTCTACTTTCCAGTTACCTTCATCTGTCTGAGACACACGAATGTAAACTGTTTTAAATCCACTTTGATGTTCTTCACCAGCCATAAAGTCATAAGCACTTGCTGGTTCTTCATTACTTGGTGAAACAAACTCAAGGTAAATAAATTCCTTTACATCTCCATTAACATCTCGTCTAATAACAAATTGATCAAGACGAACAACACGATAAGAGAAATCATTTTCCATAATAATCAGTACATCACCAACTACAATTAGGTGTTGCATTGCTAAGTATGATGCTTCTCTTAGGTTGTTAGATATAAGTTTCCGATAGACCTGATAGGATAGCTTGTCTAAATATTCTGAAATTTCTGGGCTAGGTTCTCTACCATTCTTAAGACCAAAAGAAAAGAATGGAGTATCATTTAGTGGAATAAGAACACTAAGAATCTTACTAGCTAAGGAAGTAACTCCACGAGATTGGACTGAAGAGTATGTCTGAAACAAGTTATCTTGTTGTGACATAGATTGATACGGCAATAGGGAGGGTACGGTTATTGCCGAGCAAGCTCTTGATTTATTTAATTTGGTATCTCTCTTGGCATGTAGAACAAGCCACCTATCTTTTATGGTCTTTTCGGAATTCATTTACTCTCCTTATTCTGGTCTTGTTTCTTGTTCGTACTCTGGTCTTTCAATTGTTGGAGCATCTAGATTAAACCCCATACCTTCGGAGTCTGTTTCTTCTCCAACCTGACCAGTCATTTCAGCAAAGACAGCAGCTTCTTGTTCTTCTTGTGCTCTTAGTTCTTCTTCTTTAGCTAGAGCAGCTTCTTGTCTACGCTCTGCTTCTTCTTCCTTCTCCTGCTCTCGCTGAACTCTTAGTCTTTCTTCTGCTTCAAGTTGCATTTGCTTTTGTGCTTCTAATGCTTCTCTTTGCATGTCTCTTTGAAATTGAGTTTGCTGTTCCCAGCTAGGTCCTCTGGACCCACCTTTACCACCACCTCCCATAGTTACTTCCTTTCTTGGGCATTATACATTGCCCGTATCTTCTGAACTAGTTCCACTTGTCCCGCTTTGTAACCCCTTTGATAATCTTTTAATTCTAGGTCGCTTGGATATAGGATTATCAACTTCTCCAAGTGTTGTACTAGTTCCTTGGATATTCTTAGGTTTTCTTTCATTTTCTATAGTTCCATTCTTGTAATCATTAAGTACTTTTAAAACCAAGTGGAGGTCGGGGTCACGAATGACCCCTAACTTCCACTGCTTTAAAAGAATTTCAAGTCGGTTCATGTTCATCTGATTCCTTAATCATAATGTTTAGCATGAAATTCTTGGGGCCTGGTTCTATTTTATTTTCATAAATAGCTTCATGGAAATTATCTAAAAAGATTTTAACCATTGACTTATTATGAAACCCTACATCGAGTGTAGAGTTAGTAAGTTTAACTAGGTTAATAGCTTCTTTAACAACAGCATCCATGTCATATTCTGACTCTACAAATCTTGTTGGCATAGAACCTCCTTATACAAGCTCACAACCATTAGCTGTGCAAGCCATAGCGTGAGCTGTCTTAGTTGAATCTTCTAGTTCATACTTGGATAATAAGCTCCAGTTTACATGTGTTGGCATCTTAGCTTCCATTGCTTCATACTCTTGTAGAGTAATAGATTCAAATGGAGCTTGTTGATAAACATGATCTTCAGATGGTAAGAATGAAACACCGGATACTAGGTTCCAGTTTTCCCATAACCAACCACCAATATACATAAAGTCAATGTCACTATAGTTTACAGTTACACTTGGCTTATGGTCGCAGTACCATAATTGATAAGCTAACCACAGATTTAAATGACCAATAGCATTTATTTCTTTTTGTGTTACACCAAAGTCAGCCTTAATAGGAAATGAAAACACAGCTGTGTGATCTGGTTTCATTACGCACGGCTCACTTGGTATACCAGAATCTCGCATGAAGTTAGCCATAGGTGAATCCTTTTCCATCCTGATACGACGAATATAATAATGATCGTATCGTGGGTGTAGACCACTGGCTGAACCAGCAACACAAGATGTAGTTCCTTCTGGCTTGATACAAGTAATTGACTTACTTGGCTCAATCATAAGAACATCAGCCCATGCTTTGTTAATACCATGTGCTACAAACTTAAGTGCTTCTAGTAACTTCTTAAGTTCTTGTGCACCTTGGCCACCATTGGTTAGACTATTGTCAAAGATACCAGTCATACTAACACCTAGCAATCTTTCTTCTTTGCAGTTAGTTTCAAATGATGAATCATTATTACTAGCGAAGTAAGTAAAGTTTGTAAATGCTGATTGAATAGTACCAAGGATTGTAGCTAGTCTAATCTTTTCAATTAGCTGTGGTGCTTGGTCGTTAGGCTTTACTACAACTGTACTGAGATTGCAGAATTGATTTGGTCTAAGAATAATTTCAGAGCATGGGTTAGTACCAAACTTAAAGTCTGGATTTCTACCAGCCTTGGCAGCAATACTCTTCATTGCTTCTCTATTACAAATGCCACGCTCACCTGATCGTGAGTCATATAAAGATGACCACTCTTTTAGGAATGTACCCATGTCTGGCTTTGTTTCATAGACAGCAGAGTTATTAGCTAATGATCTACGACCATTCTTTTCCCACCAAGGACCACTCTTTGCGTGGGCCATCTCGTAATCGCTAAGGTCTGATAAGCTAATTAGTGCAGACCGCCTTACGCCACCACTAATAATACTGTCAGCAATCTGACATACAAGATCGTGTACTTCAATTGGTTTTAGTTTACGACCCCGAGCACTATAGAAGATGTTTGCTGTGAATTTAATAAGACGAATGAATGGTTCTGGGCCTGAGGCTCTACCACCAAAAGTCTTAAGTCTAGTACCGGCTGGTCGTATTTTACTTACGTCAACCATAAAATGCTTACCATTGAACAGTTCTGTAATAAAATACTTATAAGCATTAGCCCAACCTTCTCTAGAATCTTCAACTACTATGGCAGAATCTACTTGTTCTAGATTATTGGGTACTTGAGATAGATTATTAATCTCATCTCTCTCTACAGAGAAGCCAACACCAGTGCCGCAAGCAAGAGTATAAAGAATATTAGAAAAAGATTCTACAGAGTTTACGGCAACATAGCAACAATTATAAGCAGCCACATCGTCCTTATCTAATGCTGAGCCAGCAGTCATTAGTGCTCTCATAGATCCAAAGATCTCGCGGTTTATCATCATCTGTTTAGCCTTATTAAGATCTTCCATCATTGATAATGGTAGCTTCTTCTTAAGATCAAACCGACTATTTAAGTAGTCAAAGTATCTAGTAACGGCTTCTTCCCAAGTTTCTCGTCTACCTAACTCGGGAACCCAACGGCAATACTTGTCTACTGCCACGAAATCTTCAAATATCTTACTCATTCTTTCTCCTTCTGTAAGTCTAAAATGTTTCTAACAGTCAGGTTATTAGGACTCCAAAGGGTAATCTGTCTTGTTTCTTTATTGAAATCGCCGTTCCTAAGAATCCTAACACACCTAGCTTGAGACATAGCAAAGTCGTTGGGTGCCATACTTGGCACCTTATCTTCTGGCCTTTTTGACCAGTCTTCTGCTAGGTACATATCCATAATAACCTTATCCCATTCTTCTGGTGGGTGGTTATCTAGTACCTTCTTTGCTTTAGCTGGGCCTACTTTCCACAAGCCCCAAATATTATCAGTAGTATCACCTGTCATCCATTGTTGGTAGAAATATCTATCAGCTTCTGGTTCAGTAACACACACGGGTTCTGTTTCTTTATCTGGATTCCAATGCCATCCTGGAATCTGACGAAGATCTTTATCAACAGTAACACCAATACAACGACCCTCAGAAACAACCATACCAATAAGATCATCTGCTTCTAAATTATCTACACACCTAGTTGTCAACTTGGTATCATAGATACATTCAATAGCATACTTCATTGAGTCTGGTGCTTTGAAATCATCTCTATGTCTTTTGTATTCTGGCCAGAACATACGCCTGTAGTTCTTTTCCCTGGGGCACGACATAGCAACATATACCGTGTCCACACCAGCGGGAGTCCAGTTAAGGATGTCTTGGTTGATTCTTTCTTGCAGTGCGTCAATACCTTCTTGGTCTGCCCAGAACGCCGCACGATAGGCCAAAATATCTCCATCCAGAATAGCTTCATTTGGTTTAATCATCCTCTTCTGTCCAATCCATTTCTTCAATTTCTAGTTTACCTAGTTCAACCCAAGCATCAAAGTCAGAATTAATATCTTCCTTTAGATGAGCTACAGTAGAACCATTAAACAAAATAATATCAAACAAATCTTCGTAGTCACTATTTGGTTTACCGAATGAATCTTCTGCTTTGTTAGCTAGCTCTTCGCTTTCATGGGTTCTCCAAGTAGCATTATGTTCTGGTAGTTCTCTACCACCAGAGTCTACAAAGATTTGAATTGCTGCAAGTTCTCTACCAAGAGCAAGCTCATTCATGTATCTAACATCATCTTGAATAAGAACGTACTCCCAGTATTCTTTTTCTTCAAGTTGATTATCTACTTCCTTTAGCATATACTCTTGAATAGATTCAAATGTTTTATTGATCCAGTAATTTGGATCTTCCTTGCGCTTGCCAGCACCAAGTTCTTGACAGAACTTACGATACTCATCTGGGTTTGATTCCTTAGAGTATCCAAGTTCTGCTGCTGCTTTCTTTAATGAGTCAGCAAACGGAAGAATAACTGGAATAAATCCAGATTCAAATGCTTTCTTCTGTATTTCTTGGGCTACAGTTGTTTTTCCAACTCGACCCTTGCCACTGATTTGAAAGATTCTCATTGTGTATGTGTCTCCAATTGCGAATAATATATCCTAGTCCAATGTTACCTCGTTCATATTCAATAACAATGGGATGATTTGGATTGTTTGCTATAAACTCGTTTACTTGTCTCATAAAGTATACTGCATCTGTCATTAGTGTGTCTCCGACCAGTTATTACCAATCTTGTATTCAGCTTCAATTAGACAGTTACACTTCATTAGATCACCAGCAGTGGTTGCTGATTCACAGATTATATTACCAATCTTGTGAGCATACTCTGGATCACACTCTAGCTGAAGTTCGTCATGGACTGAGGCTACCCAAGCAAAATTGGATGAACCTACTTCTAGTTGCAATCTATGATTAGCAACACAAGCCCAAGCCTTGGCAATGTGGGCACCAGATGACTGGAGTAGGGTATTGAGAGCAGCATGTTCCTTACGAACGGGAATGGGTCGCCATCCAAATGGCTTGACAACACCATCACTGAGAGTAGAGAAACGACACTGATCAATCAGCTTCTTAAGTCCGGGAATATTTGACAACAACTTATTCTTTACTTGCTTTGCCTTGTAGGTAGAACAACCAATAGTCTTGCCAAACTTCTCATCGCCACCACCATACAAGAAGCAATAGATTGCAGTCTTGGCTGTGGATCTAGACTCTAGTTCCATAGCTTTCTGGTTGTGTGTATGGACATCACCTTCGCATACTTCCTTGGCATATGTGCCTCCGTCGTATGGATGTAAGTAATGTGCCAGCATCCGTAGCTCAAGACCCTTGAGATCAGAGCCAACCAGTACCCACCCATCCCGTGGCTTGAATAGAGCACGGGCACGGGGATCTGAGTGAACCTGTTGCATGTTAGGTTCCTTAGCAGACATTCTACCAGTAATAGTACCAAGGATATTTACATATCCGTGGATACGATTGTCTCGACTTGTCTTAGCTCGGCTAACCCAATCAGATACTTGACCCATTAGTTTGATAAGGTCGAAGTACTTGCACAGTGTCTTTGCTTCTGGATATTCTAGTTGAGATAGAACATCATGATCAACCTTTGGGTTTCCCTTGTCTGTTTCTGGTGGTTCCCAACCATACTTTTCCTGTAGTCTTTCAGCAATTTGCTGACGAGAACCAGGATTNAACACCTCAATCTTATCCTTNAGTTGCTTACCAGTTTTCTCAGAGACTCGCTTGATAATCTTGTCTGGGAAGATGCGTCGCATTTCATCTTCAATCTGTGACTTTTCAATCAACAGTTCCATTTCAAGATTCTCTGCCTTTTCTAGATCAAAACTAAAACCATTTTCTACTTGACCAGAGATCATGTCAGCAACGACATGCTCCATCTTGATTGCTCTTGAGTAGGTTTCCCAATACTTAGAGCTAGTCAAGTGGTTGTAAAGCTTAGCAGTTACAACAGAATCCTGCAAGCAATAGTCACCCATCTCCTTAGAGTATGCATCCCAACCACCTTGGTAGTCAGACTTACATTCCTTTAGGTATTCACCCCAGGATCTAAGTGAGTTGCTTTGGTCAGCTGTTGGCGGTGTTTCTGGATACATCATTCTGGCTAGAATAAGAGTATCAATTACACCAGTAAATGGTTCCTTGTTTAGTGGACCATACAATCTTTCAATAAATGGGATATCAAACCCATAGATGTTATGACCAACAATTGTATCTGCTTGTCTTAGTAGTTCAATACCAACTTCAAGGTTGTCTTGTTCAAACAGGAATGAATCTCCTGATAGAATATCAACAATTGATAGGCACCAGATCTTGCTGCCTTCCTTGATATAAGTCTTCTTCTTACCAGCAATTACTTCATTAAGTCCATCTGCTTCGACATCAAATGCTAATATTTTCATGGCGATAAATTACTTCTCCTTCCGGCGTTACAACGAACGGTACATCCATAAGCTTGGCTGTTTGGTCGTTGTAGAACAGTGCGGTAGAGATACCACGACGGCCACCCTTACGGTTCTTTAGTACACGAATGTTAGTTGTGTTAGAGATAAGGGGATCAGGATGCTGAGCATTACGCTCTAGAGCAAATACATTGTCAGAGATCTGGGCAAGAGAACCAGAACCACGAAGGTCATTGAGATTGATACGATCACCTTCGTCTACATTCTTGTCTGTCTTCTTGATATGAGCAATGACATGGATAGTAACACCAGTACGCTCAACCAGTTCTCGTAGCTTCTTCATTACTGAGTCTAGGACAAGTCTTTCGTCGTTTCCGTAATCAGTCCCAGCAGATAGGAGCATATTGCCCAGAAGGGTAATATGATCAAGGATGATAATTCGACAATCAAGACCAACAGCCATGTACTCAAGACGATTAATGATGTTAGTAATATTAGAATTACCAATGTGGTCATAGAGATAAAGAGATTTCCCAGCGATCTCAGCCTTAGCGATTTTGTATTCTTCATCTGTTAGGTTATCCTCTACCATATCAACGGTAGCCTTGTTGTTCTTCTTTCTTAGTTCATTAAGCTGACGCTGAGACATGATCTTGCGTACAGGCTTACCAATCTTAGATGAGATTAGGTCATCTACAGTTTGCTCTGGAGATTCTTCAAGAAACACAGCACCAACATTTCTGCTGTGGTTTAGNTGATCCATGATAAGNTCACGGATAATTGTTGACTTACCGTGACCAGTTGCTGAGGTCCATAGGTTTAGTCTACCAGAGTCTTGACCAATCATAAATGTAGTTAGAGAATCCCAAGGATACTCGTAAACATCATTGTTATGCTTGGTTGATTCAGATACTACCTGACTAACATGAAGGATTGAGTCTGGTGAATATGATTGTGCATTCCAGTATGCTTGTAGCAACTGTGCAGTCTCAGCATTAACCAGCATCTCATTTGGATCCTTACGAGGCAGAGCCATGATCTTTACCTTACCGGGTGGAAGGATCTCTGCAACCTCACGCGCAGCCTTCTGGCCAGGTTCATCCATATCAAAGCAGAGTACAATTGTTTCAAATGAAGCAATGAACTCATAGTTATCCTTGACAGCCTTAACCGCAGAGTTAACACCATTAGGTACTGAGACTACAGGATACTTGTTATCAAACACCTGAGCCATAGTCAAGCAATCAATTGCACCTTCTGTAATGGTAATACGCTTACCACCAGTAGAGAATAGATGCTGACCATAGAATGTTAGATTGCTGGTGTCACCAAGCCAAGCAAACTTCTTGCCATCATAACGGATGTGCTGAGCTTGCACTTGGCCTTGTGCATTGTAGAATGTTTCAATCTCGCTGCCATTGATACCAGTCAGATAGCCATACTGCTTTGTAGTCTTCTCTGAGATACGCCGATGTGGTAGGGGCATAGCCTCACCTGATCGGAATGTTTCATTAGTATAAACCGGTGTTTCAATAACTTCTGTTGTCATACTTGTCTTTGTTCCTTTAACATAAAACTTACAGGCATAGCAATAGCTATGGCCATCATCATATACTGCTAGGTTGTTACCAGATGTGTCTCCGCCTTTTGCTGCACATGCTGGGCAACGCTTACGATTAACTACCTTAGATTCTGTATCCATAAAGACCTCCATAAATGCCCCCAGTAGGGATCGAACCTACGACCTATTGATTAAAAGTCAACTGCTCTACCAACTGAGCTATAGGGGCGTATGACTTCGGGGGGAATCGAACCCCCACGCCGTTTAAGGCGGCAGATTTTAAGTCTGCTGCGTCTGCCTGTTCCGCCACGAAGCCATGTATATTACTGCTTAAACCGTTGATATTCTTTCCAACACCAAACTGAGATAACCCCAGTCAGAAACAGTAAGATAAGAATAGTCCGTTGTAGAAAGGTTACTTCATCCATTGGTGTTCTCCTTATGGAATACGGATGATTAAATCATCACCAATGATTCGTACTTTAGCAGTAGGATACAAAGCTTTGATAAGATTAATCAACTCTTGTTCTACTTCTTTGCGCGTTTTTGTTTTCTTTGGAGTCTTCTTGTTTCCAATAAAGTCCCGTCCGTTGACGCTTTGATTTAAATCAAAATCGGGAGCATCATCAAAATCAGGACAAACAAATAACATGTCTTGTACAGGAATAATAATTGTTTCAGCAGCAACTGCTGATGATGTAAGTATAAATGTTAATAGTAGTGTTTTCATAGATTCTCCTTAGATGAATTAATGTCGCGCTCAAGGTTCAACTTGTTAGTAACGCTTACAAGTTCAGCGCGAAGCCGTTCGATTTCATCAGCAGCACTCTCCCAACATTCCGCCATCTCGCGGCAAACAGAATGATCAACGAGAAGAGGCTCTTGACGAGTACCAAAGAAAATAGCATCGGCTTGCAGACGATTTACGATGTCTGGGTCAGTCATTGGTGTTCTCCTTGAAGCAGTCCCACCCCTTGCTCTGTGCGACATTGATAGCCCTCTGCTCATATCCGTTCCCCGTTGCGTAGCAATAACTACGCCTCGCCTCGTCACGCTCGGCGGTGAGGGATGCGTTCTCCTGCCGAAGTCGCTTGTTTTCCTGCCATGCCTTTTCGATCATCAAAACTGCCTCGTCG